GAGCGTAGGCTCTGGCAGAGCGTCTCTATTCTCTGGCTCTCCAATCATTGCCTCTCTGGAGACTATTGCGGAGCTCCTCACACTGCCTCCAACGCGCGAGTTCTATTAGAGGAGAGAGAATAGGACGAGAGAACGAAGAGAGATTAGCCATTAGGAGAGAGAGCGAGAGGGAGGAGGGAGGAGAGGCAGAGGAGGCAGAGACGGAGCGGAGCCGATCCACCTAGGAGGAGGAGGAGGCAGAGCCTCTCCTGGGAGGAGAGAACGGAGAGGGAGCAGAGGAGTGGTCTTCATGAGAGAGCCTCCAGGAGACGAGAGAGAACAGGCTCCCAGTAGAGCGTCTCTTCCTCTCCGTCATATTGGAGATGCTCCTCTAGGTTCTGAGCCAGAGCCTGAGCATCCTCTCTGTCAAGTATCACGCCAGAGATTGGAGATTGGAGAGAGGAGAGAGTCTCCTCATATTCTGCGCAGTCAGGAGAGCCGGGCTCATAATCGGAGCCCATACTCTCCAGACAATAGAGAGCCTGAGCCTGAGCAGCGGAGGAGAGAGAGAATAGGTTAGTCATTAGGAGAGAGAGCGAGAGTAGGAGAGAGCCTGAGAGGCAGTAGAGAACGGAGCGGCAGAGCCAGAGAGAGAAGAGATGAGAGAGGAGAGCGTCTCCTCCTCCTCAGGCTCTGAGATGAGGAGAGCCTCCTCTAGAGCCCAGAGCAGATAGAGAGCCTCTTTGTCAGAGAGAGAGAGCCTCCTCATGAGAACCACTCCTCAGGGAGCTCTGCCTCTGCTCTGATCGCCCATAGGTCGCCATTCTGGAGGAGGCGCCACTCCTCGCCATTCTCCTCCCATGAGGCAGCGTCGCAGATACTTGACCAGGCGTCCCAGTAGAGCTCCTCATCTGGGCCACTCTGACAGGTTTTAACATCCTCCCAACTGACAGAGAGAGCCTCGCAGTCATCCTCCGAGATGTCGAAACAGTAGCGCTGCGGGATAAAACGCCCATACCCATCGGAGAGGAGGAGCCGACAATCCGTATCAGGATTGAAGATAGAGCCTCTCTCCTCCTCCAGAGAAGAGATGAGAGAGGAGAGCGTCTCCTCACAGTCCAGCCTCCAACCTTCGGAGAGGAGGTTCGAGGCTGAGAGCTCTCCCGTCAACAATCCACTCCGCTCTAGTCTCCCTTCCTCCTGAGCCTCATCGCAAGAAGAGAGGCGAGAGACTCTCTCTGAGAACCACTGGAGGAGATCCCACGTAGAACAAGGGAGCAACTGTAGAGAGAGATCGTAGAGAGCCTCCCTAGCCTCCTCCTCATCGCCAAACGAGCTCTCAGCAAGAGCCTCCAGACAGGAGGCGATGAGAGCATAGCGAGAGTCGTTAGGGAGCTCTCCGCCGTGAGCGGCTCTGATTGTATCAGAACCCCAGGAGGGAGCAGAGGAGGAGAGCCTGAGGAAGGGAGAGCCGTCGGGACGGAGAGCCTCCTCCAGAGAAGAAGAGAGGAGAGCAGCAGCAGCGGAGAGAGTCGCCATGAGAAGAGCAGTCAGAGAACAGGAGAGAGCTCTCGCTCCTCCTGATAGAGAGTCTGCCTCCTAATGAGCCTCCCTGAGAGAGAATTACAGTCCTGATAAGCAACGACGATCAATAGGAGCCCATATCCCCACTGATAAGCGGCTACGCTTATGGGAGCCCAAATCAGCCTCCCGTGATCAGCTCAGCCAATCAATCGCACCTGGCCAAACTCGGAGCCCATAGCCTGCCCGATTGTCAAGCCTCGCAACAATTGTTAACAATTCGCGGTAAATTGCTATTTATTATCAACTGGCGAGATTCTGCCTGGCTAAGGTGTAGCCTACTGCTGCCGCGCCACTGTAACACCAGCCCGACCAATATTTGGCAGGCTGAAACCAAACAAGTGGAGCGGGCCAATCGGTTTAGTTTGCTCCCCGTAATTGTCTCGCATAAAGTAACACTAACCCTGCCGCTGTTGTTCGCATCACTTAGGCTTGAAAGAGTGAGGCCAATCTGTCAACAATCGAACCGATTCTAAAGTATTGCCTAGCGCCCACTGGTTAGCCACATTTTGCAGCCAGGGGCAGTTAGCCACATTTAAAACCTGGGGCAGTTAGCCACATTTAAAACCTGGGATAGTTAGCTATATTTAAAGCCTGGGATAGTTAACATCATCGGCTGCCCCGCAATCTGGGGTGGCCGATATTTTTTGCTGATTTCACAAAATAACATTTTGCCCTTTGAGAATGAGAATCAATATCAATACTGCCCAATATTATTGAGAATGAGAATCAATATCAATATTGCCCAGTATTATTGAGAATGAGAATCAATATCAATATTATCCAATAATATCCAATATTATCCAATAATATCTAATAATATCCAATATTATCTAATATTATCTAATATTATTCAAAAATATCAAAAAACCGCCGAAAAGTCGGCCACGGCCATTCTGCGCTATTACCGCATCCTGGTAAGTCCCAAATTTTTTTCGGCCTGTGGCATTCTGCCCGTATTACCGCTTTCCAGCAAGTCCCCAGTATTACCGCTTTCCATCGAGTTCCAAAATTTCACCAGCCCTTCCCCTCTTGAGCCGCCTCACAAGCGGCTTCTTCGCTGTCGTAAGGCCCGCCAATGCCTTCCCCATCGTCTTCATGCCAGTACCAGCCTTCAATGAGTTCTGTGCCCCTGCAGCATTCAGCATTGAACCAATCGACGAGGATCATAATCAGAATTGACCAGAGAGAAGAGCGTGGTTCTTTTCAGAAGCACGATAGAAAGCATACCATTCTCCACTGCGTTCCATGCCACCTTCGCCATCAGGCTCAGCGTCCCATTCTTTACGCCAAATGCCTTTGCATTCTTCCCCGTGAAACACGCCTATGCAATCTTCGCCGTCTTCCATTGCAAGCCTAGTGTGGAAGATGACATCTCTTAGCGTGCTGCATTGATACTTGCCCTTGGTAGGGTCAAAGTAGGGACCATGATCAGAGCGAGTGCGAACGTAAGCGAGAGCAGTCATTTTAGGAGAGCAATGGGAAGGGAAAGGAGGAGGGCTTTACGGCGGGCCTTGGCGGCCCTCAGGGCTTGTGGCTTGAGCCTCCGTCTTGGAGGCTTGCCGCTGTTGTGCTGGTGGTTGGGAACATTCATGCTCCTTTGCTCCATCGAACAATTATGGCAACGATGTCATCGCTGGTTTCGTTGAAAAGCAGGCTTCCAATGGAGCCATCGCGACCCATGAGCATGCGGCCATCATCGCGCTTACGCAGCCAGGCCAATGAAGGAAGCAATAGCGTTGCACCAGGCTTGCCTTCGACGATGAAGCGAGCGACAAGGCTCAGAAGTTGATCTTCAGTGTGGCGGATGATAAGGCCACCAGCGTTGACTTTGAAGGAAGCGGTCATGGTTTTGAAGAAGGGGGAAGCTCTCGCCTCGTTGAAACCAATATATATGCTGGAGGCCCCTGAAAGCGGGGCCTGTAACAATTGTTTACAAAGCCTAGAAGCCGTAGTCGTACACCTTGCGATGACCAGCGCGGAGCACGTTGCCCCTTTCGCGGATGCCACTGCCCTGGAGCTTCCAAAGGCCAGAGGCTCTACGCGTGAAGGTGTAGACGGGTGCTTCTAGATCGTCAAGGATGTGCCATTGAGCAGGCTCTAGCACCACTCCTGCGAAGCCACCAGGCTCCATCTTGGGCGCCTTGGCCACTTTAGTCTTGTTCACTCTCACCTTGCAGCCTTTGGGGGTGCGAGCAATGACAGTGCAGGGCTCCACGTCAGTCCAAAGTGCCCAGTTGCACTGATCACCAATTTGGGGGTTGAAGGAGGTCATGGCTTTGAAGAAGGAGGAAGCTCTCGCCCCCGTTGAAACCAATATATGCGCTAGTGGCCCTGATCCTGGCGTTTGTAACAATTGTTCATAAAGCGCTTCGCTGCTGAAAGCCTGAATGGTTGACGGGCACCACACGCCAGTGTGTGGGCGATGCTGAGCAGTGCCTAACTTCTAGGCTACCAGCAGGCCAGAGGCTGCTTGTCACCTGCTTCATGGCCTCCAGAGCGTAGTCCTTGGCCCAGTAGCGCACGTTCCACGGGCTGGTGTAGTCGATGGACAAATGAGGGAATGGGCAGGTCATGATGAAGAAGCAATGGGGAAAAGAGAATAACAATCAATCAACAATAGAAGACCACTCGTCTTCATCAGGAAAGGCTTCATCATCCTCTCCAAACATTAGATAACGATTGAGCGCTTTTTGTTCTTCTGGCGAAAGCGGAGTGCCAAGCTTTTGCTTAAGAATGGCAGCAAGGATAGTGCCGGGAATGCTTCCTTTCGTAGTGGTCATGGTTTTTGGAGGAAGCAAGGGAACAATAGAGCAAAAGCAGGCCGTTTCCGGCCTCTGTAACAATTGTTTACAAAACCTCAGCGTTGTTGATCGCAAATGCCTGCAAGCATTTCACCTACATACTGGTGAGCGGAATGAAGCCTACAGAAGGCCTCACTGCGCTCCTCACGGGCTTGGCTATAAGCACTAGGGCCTTGTGGATAAAAATCCCGGCCATTCAGTTCAGCTTGTGCCAGCGCATCAATTGCCTTCTCGATGGCATCGTATGCAGCGGCGTAGCCGTCGCGCAGATCGGTAAAGCTAGTGCCGTTGAGGTGGATCGTGGGGACGGTGGTCATGATGAAGAAGCAATGGGGATAAAGAATTAGGCTAATGAGTCAAACCAATTGCATATCCCACCCATTGTCTTTAATTGAATCAGAAGATATATACCAATTATGAAAGTTAGCGCTTTCGCTACCATCTGTCCATTTGTGGGCTTTAGCTCGTGCAGGCTTGTAAGCTTCGCTGTTGGCATGCTCAAACCACACGCTCTTCTCTGTGCGCTTCACGCACACCACAGGGAAGGAACTATGAGCGCAAGCAAGGCTGCCGTAGTAAGTTTGGCCGGGAACAAAGGAAGCAGTCATGGTTTTAAAGAGGAGAGGCTCTCGCCTCGTTGAATGAACAATAGAACGGAATGGGCCTGAAACGGCCCTTTGTAACAATTGTTTACTGAGGCTCCTTAACAACAAAGCCCTCATGAACAAAGACCGTGCGCTTTACCACTGAGCCATCAGCTTGCTGCTCTTCAACGCTTTTCCGTTGGGAGAAAGCATAGACAACAGTGATGCCCTCAGAGATAAAGCAATCCTCAAGGTGGCTCATTAAATAAGGAGCGCCACCAATCATGACGCGAGGCCAAAATTGCTCGTTGCCCCAATCGGCGTCAAAGGTTTCGTCCTCAAATATGTGAAACAATTGGGCAGCCCTGCTGCGCAATCCATACACATCAGGAGCCTCCTCAAAAGTGAGAAGGTGGTGAAGCCTTTTTTGCCGTTCTGGAGCGACATCGCGAACGCCAGCGTCCTTTTGCTCTTGAGTGGCTGGATGCTGGGTGAGGTTGATAATCATGGCTTTTGGAAGCAACAAAGGAACAATAGAACGAAGCGGGCCGTTTCCGGCCCTTTGTAACAATGCTTTACACGGTCGCCTTGCGAGCACGAGGAATGGAACGCTGAACATAGGGAGCGTAATCAATCCAACCTTGGCGGCGAAAGCAAGACTGGGTGCAGCAAGTAATTTCTTCTCCATCATCAAAAGTTATGTGCATTTCCCATGTACTTGGCGTTTTAATTTCTTTACCATCTTCCCAAGTAATACTCCAACCGCGCACTTCACTTGTCACTTCAATGCTAGTAACAACGTGCCAACCAATAATTTTTTCGGAGAATACATGAGTGTATTGAATGATGGCCACTTCATCGCCAACCGTGAGATATTTGCCAATTGTTTCACGCAATTTTTTAAGTTCGGCAGACCAAGCTTGAAACTGTTTTTTGGCTTTTGGAGTGTGGCGCACGCCACGGCCATCGCATCCATAGCACACATCGCCGTGCATTTGATTGTAACTATGCTTGCCACTACCAGCGCATCTTCCGCACACTTGAAGTGGGAAGCCGTAGCGATCACGGGAGGGGAGGTTAGTCATGGTTTTCGGCAGGTGGTGGAAGCTCTCGCCTCCTGAACTCCCTAACAATACAGCAAAAGGCCAGGAGCGCTGGCCCCTGGCTGATCACTGTTGCTTATCTTTACGAAGCCTCCAGCCCCTTACGAATGACGAGCCATTGCTCTGTCGTTGGCTTCCAGCCATCTTCAACAATCCCGTTCCCTTCAGGGGAATGATTGTTTATTAACTCCAATGCTTTCTCTTTGTCAGAAAGTACAGGTGGTTGCCAATTACCATGATGAATCCAAGCTTCTTTAATGCGTACATCTTGGAAAAAAGCAGTAAGTATTTTAGCTGGCTCCGCAATTACTAATACCCTGCCAAATTCATCAGCATCTTCTTTTGTAGGCTTCCTATCTGTAATCCATGGGCATGACTCCCACCATGCAATACTTGGATGGGAGGCAGTCTTAGTCGTTTCTAGTGGCAGTATTTCTATCACATCTGTAAAGTTTTTGCAATTACTTCCGTTACTATAAGTTCCATTATCTGTATAAGAATATGTACGTCCATCGTCACAATGTGCTATTAAATGAGGATATACATGGTGTCCCCTTGATGCACAATATTTTGCAAGCCTTCCATTGCGAAGGCGAAGCTTCTGTCCTTTGACGCAGGTGGTGAGATCAATCATGGTTGTTAATGCAAGGGAAAGAGAATTAAGCGCGAGGAGGCTGAGTGCCAGCCACCACGATGAACCGCTTGTTTGTGAACAGGGCCTGTAGGCTTCTAGCCTGTCGTTCAAGGGCTGAGCGATCAGGGCTGGTATCAAGCAGGCTCCATGAAGAGCCAGTGCCAGACCATAGGGACCATGCAAAAGGGCTGCCGAGAAGAGTGGGCATCACATGTCGATGGGAGGAGGGCTTAGTTTAAGCTGCTTTCTGATTTCGCGCTCTGTATTGCGCAAAGCTCTATAGTCCTTGGTGCTTTTGCTTGTGACAAGCACCGCACCATTGGGATGTTTGAAGATCCAATGCTTTGCTTGTCTAGCCAATGTATATCCATAGAATTTTGCTAGCCTGAGGATTTCCTTGTTGGCATCTTTCATGATTGGCCGTAGGTGAGATGACAATACTTAGCCGGATGTAAATTGAGGCAATGGAGAAGAGCTTGGTCGTTCTTCTTTTGCGGGGAAGCAAAGGCAATGGCTGCTGCAATTAGCAGGAGGTAACCAATGCCTAAGCCAGTGGCAATTGTGCGTTGCATGATTAGAAGAAAACGTGTTGACCATTGGCCTGGATGCTGATCACCCGCTCAGTATCAAACGAGCGCCATGCAGCATTGCCTGCTTTTGCTTGGCGGAAATCACGGCAGCGAATGATGCTGGCCTTCGTAGTAGGCGAGCCAGTCCCTTTGATTTCTTGCCTGTCGCGGGGGTTAAATTGGACGGAACGAAGGCTGCCGTCAAGCTTGACGAATCGAACGGAAACGATGCTGCTGCCAGCGTTGTCGATGAACTTTTGGATGAAGGCGGTTTTGTCCATGGTTTTGGAAGAGTGGTGGGCTTCTCGGCCCGTGAAAGAACGATACCATGACTGGTACGGGAAAA